GATATTCCTGACGATACTGGGTTTGCACACGCACACCGAGCTGCTCAACAAACACGATGGCGTCTTTGTGCATAAGCAGAGCGCCTTTCTCGTCCGTGTTTTCGGTGGGCAGGTTGGTGGACACGTACACGTCAACGCCGTACAGAGAGCCAATCTTGCCGGTCTCAACGGGCTTGCCGGTCACGAAGTCCGTGCTGACGTAGTTGGTCACGCCAAGCAGTTCCTTCTTCATAGCAGGCGGAATGACGAACACGCGGCTGTCCATCGGGACGTCGTTGTCGTCAAGGACCTGCAGAGCTTCGCGGAAGCCCAGGTCGGTGAAGCCAGCCGTTGCCGTACCAGCAGCCGTGGCCGTGCCGGCGCCGCTGCGGAACTCAAGCTGCGACGTAAAGTTAGCAGCCTCAGCAATCAGAGCGGTGTCAACGCGGGTGGCAAGAGCGTAGCCGGCGTCAGACGTGTAGAATTGGCGGAGGCTGTTCAGGGCCTGCACGTCCACAATGTCTTCAATCAGACGGCTGTACTCGTAGTGCTGGTCGATAGCGACCGTCAGCTCAGACTCGGTAGCAGCGATAAGGGTCACTTCCGTCTGCGCAGCTTTGACGCTGGCGCTGCCACGGGTGGGCTTCGGGATGTGAATCGTATCGCCTTTCTTACCGGTCATGCTCATGGAGCGGACGAGCGGCTTAACGACAAGGGACTTCTCGTATGCTGCAATGATTTCATCGGACCAAATCTCGGGGATGAAGGTAGCAGCGGTGGTTTTGGTTACGTGGTTAGATCCAAGTGCCATGATGTATTACTCCGTAAAGGTATGGGCCGTTACGGCAAATGCCGTTTCGGCTACTTAACACGGCCCTCAGCGTACGCACGCATAATCTCTGGTTGTAGCGCTTCGTATCGCTTTGGGTCACGGTTCATAAGTTCAATAATGTCACGGCGGCGGTAAATCTTTCTAGTCTTTGCACTATCGGGATTAGACCGTGCCGAGCCCGTAGAAGCTTTCCTGATTTCGTTCTGCTGCGCCACCTTCTCGACCTTTGCGGTTTGTGCTACGATGCCACGTCGTTCCTTGTACAGCGTCATTAGCTCATCTGCTGCAGCAAAGTCGTACGCTTTATCGGCGCGTTCAAACAGCTCTTGTCGAACCTGTGACTTACCAATCCACTCTTTGAATCCGGGGTCGGTTAGGACATCCTTCATGTCAGGGTGTGCAGCCTGCAGTTGTGCTAGCGCTTGAGACTTTGCCATTTCTGCCGCTACAGCCTGAGACTGCTTAAGCATGGGGTGGTTCTCAATAGCTCGCTTTACTGCTGCCTGCGGATCGGTAAAGAAGTCAATCTCGTCCGCTTCTTGTTCCGGTGCAGACTGGGACTGTTGCGCTGCGATAGACTGCTTAACCATTTCGTCAAAGGCTTTACGCAAGTCTCCGACTTCTTGGCTTTGCTGGCCTAGGCGTTGCTCCAGCTCCCTGTGCATCGTTGCAATCTCTGATGCACTTTTGCCCCTATACTTTTCTGGGAGGTCGTCGTCTTGTGGCTCTTCAGCTACCGGCTCCGGCTCTGCTTCCGCAATTTCTGCGGCTTGTTCCGTTGCCATTTCGTCAAGAGTTCCAAGCTCTTCGGTTGTCTCCACAGCGTTGTCGTCGGGTGCGTCTACTAATCGTGCCATTATTAAACTCCGGCCCTTACGGGTTATCAGATGGTTGTGGCTAAACGGGGCGTATGGCTATGCTTGTCCGTTCTTAAGGCCAGCCCTGATATGCTCTCGCTCCCACTTCATAGCGGCGCCGGGGAAACTCCCCGACACCCCTTCAAGCTTACAGCGTACTGGGCTGATGATGCGTTTGGCAGGGGCACCGCAGGCTCCGCACCGGAACGAGTCGCTATCCCTACCAAACACTTCGGTTACTTCTGCGCAGCTTTCACACTGCACGTCAAAGATTTTACGCATCTTCGTCTTCTGGCTCTTCCGCCTGCTGCTCTGCGGCAAGCACTGCGTTTTCCCAGCCAGCGATTTGTAGCAGCGCTTCCCAGCGGCCCTTAGCTTTCCAGAACTCGTTAGACGAGTCCACAGTGCCAAGGTTCATGGACTGCAAAGCTACATTGATTTCCTTTTGGAAATGCTTCCAGCCGTCCGTAATAAACATGCTACGGCAATCTTCAAAAAACTTCTTATCTTCACTACTCATCTACTTTCTCCTTAGTGGTGTTACGACGGGTGGTTGCTTGCGGAGCTGACAATAGCTTGTCAACTTTTTCCTCAATAGCATCTAAGCGCCTGAACACATCCTGAAGGTAGGAAGTAGTGTTCTTGACTAACTCATCAAACTTTGATTGTGTTACAAGTGACATGGTTGTCTCCGTGAGGCCAGTCGTTAAGGTTACTTCAAAGATAGACTATATTTTATCATATTTTGTAGCAAATGTCAAGCCCTATTTGGTACTCTTAGTACCGCTGCACTTCCAGCGCTTACGGCTGAGCCGTAGCGGGCTGTTAGGGTCTTTGGCTGCTTTGGGATGGCTTTTCATTTGACCAGCGCTGCGGGCGCAGTAAGCGTCGCCTTTGGACGTACCGGGGCGCACACGCGGCCCACCGCCCTTGGCCTGCCCTGCCTGCCCATACGACACTTTGCGCCCGCTAGCGGTAATCTTAACCTTCGCTTTGCCCTTAGCGGGCGTACGCTTAGTAGCCACGGCGCTTGCTCTTCATGGGCTTAGCGGCAGGCTTGGCACGCTTCATGCACTTACCAGCTTTCTTGCACTTAGCGGGGGACGGGCAGGATGCACAGGGTTTCATAATCAACTCCTATTTATGGGTAAGTAGTGATGCCGTACAGGGCCGGGAAGACAGGCGCCATGGGTTTCCAAATACCTTGCGCTGCGTCCCAAGCCAATATGTCGCCGTCATTAGGCGTAGCTGCCGATACGTTGCACAGCTCGTCAATGCGGCTAGTCGTAGTAGGTCGTACAAAGATGGTACCTTGCTGACCGTGAGAGCGCGTAACGGCAGCAACTAGCACAGAGCATGCGGGCTTAGCGGGCTCTACGTTAGTGAGCGCTCCGGGCGTAGTGGCCGACAGCCACAGCAAGTCGCCTTCGTTAAACGCTAGCGTGTCTAGCTCCCGCACCTTACCAAAAGACGTTACGTACCCAAACTCATTATTAGCAAAGTCTTGCGTAGCAACACCGATAACCCACTCTTGCTTAAAGCCCGGAACAGTTATGTCAGCCTTTTGGATAAGCAAGTGGTTGCCTTGTGCGCCAGCAAACATAACGACTTCGCCATTGCTAATAGCTTCAGAGGCTTTGGCGTAGAACAGCTCTTCTTGCCCAAGCTGCAGCGTTACGTCTTCGTTAAGCGGAAAGTCGATGGTGCCGTCAACAACATTCCAAGACGTAGGGCCCGCAGAGCCCGGAACATAAAGCGATGTGGCTTCTGTTATTGCATTCGTAACGCTGCCCTGCGACTGGCCTAGAATGTACGTATTGCCCTGAGCCTCCACAGAAAGCCCGCTGAGCGGTCCTACGTCTATCTCCGTACCATCCGTAAGGACAAACACTAACGAGCCGTCAGCGGCCACATAGGCGCTCTCAACGCCTATACCGTCCTGGCCGTCAGCGCCAGCCGCTCCGACAGGGCCTTGAGGGCCTTCAGGGCCTTGCGGTCCTTGTGGGCCTTGCGGTCCTTGTGGGCCGATTGGTCCTTGTTTCCCTTGTGGGCCGGCAGGACCGGCAGCGCCTTGTACACCGCGCGGTCCTTCAAGTTTTCTAACACTACTGACTTCTTGCTTTACATTGTTTATTAAAGCCAGCAGTGCTAAATCGGAAGCCATGACTTATTGCTCCTGCTGCGGCGCCATGTCCCCGCCCATTGCTGTTAGCTGGCGAATCAGCTCTGCTTCAGCTTTGGCCTTAGCCACTTCGGCTTCGTTATTTTGCTTGCCCCTCAACTCTTGCTCTCGTAGCAGCAGCTCTGCCATCTTCACGCGGCGCTCAAAGTCTTTGTCTGCAACGCCGTCGTTGTTCTGGTCGCTGTACTTAAGCGTAAGCTCCGTGGGTGCAAGCTGCGTTTCCGTGTTGTACTTGTTGGCACGAGACTGGGACTCAGCG